GACACTTCACACCTTCTCCGCAGCGATGCGCTCTCACGCGCCAAGGTCAACGCGCTTCATATCGCGATGGGAGCTAAGACTCCAAACGAGGTTCGCGTTCAAGAAGGATACGAAGAATACGAAGGCGGCGACGTCTTCAATCAGGGACTTGCTGGCAACATCACCGCGGGCGGCGAAATGCCAAACCTCGGAGTCGATGGCAGCGAGCAGATGCCAATCATGGGAGTGGTTGAATAAATGGCTGAAACATTCCGCGCACCGAAGTCAGTCCAGAGCGAAGTCACCGAGAATCGTGGCTTGGCGGCTGCCGAGAAAATTCAGTCAGCACTGTCTCTCGAAGACGTCATCGAGATTCGTCAATCTTGGCAAGGGGAAAACGGTCGCGAATGGGCGAACCGAATTTCGGCAAGCGTGGAAGAACGCGCTGCTCAACTCACGAAAGGCTCAACAACTATGAGTGAAATCCGGGATGGAATTTACGGAACAGATGCTTACGGAGTACCCCACAGCATTCTCGCCGCTGACGCGTCAATAGATGCAGCGCAGGATTTACTACAACAGATTATGAATGACGACCCAGTAGCGGCTCAGGCCTTCCACCTTCTCGTGGCAGCCGACCTCGCTCTGGATCCAGTCATTAAAGCCATGGGATTGTCTGACCCAGATGAAGATGAAGCAGACGGCGAAGAAAACTCAGCCGCCATCTTGGATCAAGAAACCACAGACGACCCAGCCACAAAGATGCTTCCACGCTCTGCCACCGGCGCTGCTGGACTTCCCCTCGCCCCACGCGACACCACATGGGACGCATCAGAAGCCGACAAGCGCGTTCAAGAATATGCGGGCGGCAAGGATGACATGGATTGGGCAAAGTACGGCAAGGCATTCTTCTATGTCGACGAATCTGACAAAGAAAAGCTTGGCTCCTACAAGCTCCAATTCGCTGACGTTATCGACGGAGAATTAAAGGCAGTCCCCAAGGGAATCTTCGCTGTCGCTGGCGTTCTCAACGGCGCTCGCGGTGGAGTCGACATTCCAGAGGCCGACCAAGATGCCATCAAGTCCAAGGTTGAGGATTACTACTCAGCTATGGCGAAAGAATTTGACGATGAAGACATCAAGGCGCCATTCGAGGGTCGCGCAGCCGCGGCTCGCATCGGAGAAGGCACTTACGTCTCATGGCCAACAAGCAAGGGACGCGCTCGCGGCAAAGTCGAGAAAGTTATGACTCGCGGCACGGCAACATCATCCGATGGCTACTCCATCGAGGGGACAGCTGACAACCCTGCATTCCACGTCCGCGTTTATCGCGAGCAAGGAAACGGCTGGGTGGCCAGTGATCAGGTCAACGTTCATCGTGCGAATTACTTGACCATCATCAAGCCACTTCAATCCCCAAGGAGCGCCGACATTTCTATGGTCGAAGAACGCAAGGCCGCAATCCGTACCGCTGAACGCATTACCATGACAACCGAGCTTCGTGCCGTTGGTCAGGATGATGAGAATTTCAAGATTGCTGGCTATGCCGCAACCTTCAACTCAGAGGCAACCGGACTCAACTTCCGCGAAATGATTGCACCCGGCGCATTCACCCGCACCCTGCAATCTGACAATCCTGTCTTCCTTCTCATCAACCACGACACCGAGTCGCTTCCACTGGCATCAACCCAGTCGGGAACCCTTCGCCTGTCAGAAGACAGCATTGGACTTCGCATGGAAGCCGACCTCGACATAAAAAACCCACGCGCTCAAGAATTGGCATCAGCCATCGAGCGTGGAGATGTCAACAAGATGTCATTCGCCTTCTCGGTTGCCGATGGCGGCCAGACAAAAGAAGACGGATTGCGTACCCTGACGGATCTCGACTTGTTCGAGGTTTCAGCCGTCACATGGCCAGCGTATGACTCGACGACCCTGTCACCACGCAGCGCCGATGCAGCACTGGACGCCGAGGATCTTGACATCCGCAAGCGCCAGCTCGCAGCAAAGTTCAACCAGTATTCCTTACGCCACAAGCGATAAGGCATAACCCTCGGCGCATCAGCCCCGACGGTCCTTCACCCACATCCTAGAGAAAGGGACTCAATGTCTCTATCAGATAAGCTCAAGGAGCAGCGTGATGCAGCAGTAGCAGAGGCAGACACACTCCTCGCGGCTGATGCAGCAACTCCAGAAATCTTGGACGCTGTTGCTGAAAAGCACTCAGAAATCGAATCTCTTGATGAGCGCATCGCAACTGTAGAAGCTACAGAAAAGCGTGCCGCTGCAATCAAGGAATCTCGCACAGAAAACAACGTCAAGGTCTTCGGCGGCGCAACAGTAACTCGCGAAGCTATGACCTACGACAAGGACGGCCGCAATTCATTCGTTCGCGATATGATTGGCGCACAGCTCCGCAACGACTCCTCATCATGGGAGCGCTTGAACCGTCACGCAGCAGAAGTCGCAGTTGAATCTCGCGACATCGGCTTGACCAACGGTACCGGTGGAGACTTCGTACCACCTCTCTACCTCATCAACGAATACGCAGAGTTCGCTCGTGCTGCTCGTGTAACCGCTGACTTGACAACCAACATGGCTCTGCCAGCTGGTACAGACAGCATCAACATCCCAGCAATTACTCTCGGTTCTAAGACTGCATTCCAGAACCCAGACAACTCTGCAACAACAATCCGCGACATGGTTACCTCAACAGTAACCGCACCAGTCCGCACCATCTCAGGTTACGAGAACGTTTCGATTCAGCTTGTCGAGCAGTCTCCACTTGCAGGCGGCTTGGATCGCATGGTCTTCGGTGACCTTATGGCAGATTACGCGTTGCAACTCAACGCTGCTGTCGTTGGTACCGGCGACGGAACGTCAGGCACACTCAAGGGCTTCATCACCCTTGGAACCGACACCACAAACGGAATCCCAACCACATGGACCGAGACAACACCATCAGCTGTTGGTGGACTCAAGGCCATGGCCGCTGGTATCAGCCAAGTTGTAACTAACCGTTACAAGGACGTTGAGGCCATCGTTATGCACCCATCAACTTGGTACTGGTTGTCAGCTCAGGTTGACGGACAGTCTCGTCCGCTTATTGTTCCGACCGCTGCTGGCCCATTCAACGCCAACGGTGTGAACAAGGCTCCGGGCGCATCAAAGGGTCTCGTTGGAACAATCCACGGTGTACCTGTCTACGTCGATGCAACCATCACAAAGACCTACGGCTCATCAACAAACCAGAGCCCAATCTTGATCGGTAAGTTCTCAGATTCTTACTTGTTCGAGTCAGGCGTCAAGACCCGCGTACTTCCAGACGTATTGTCAGCAAACTTGACAGTCCGTTTCCAAGTCTACGGTTATGTCGCTCTTGCACACCGTTTCGCGAAGGCTGTCACAGCCGTCACCGGAACCGGTGCTGTTGCACCTTCTGGCTACTAATAGCTAGAGTCGTGGCGCTGGCTCTGCCTTCGGGTAGAGTCGGCGCACCGACACACTTACTGGGGGAAATATGAAATCCATTTTTTTAGAAGGCTTGAAATCAGCCCGAGAAATTGTTCAGAACGATGGCATTTCCAAGCTCGATGATCTTATTTCCGAGCTAGAAGGCCAATACCGCGAAACCGCAGCGGTCACACCAATGGCGGAAACCCGATGAAGTCCAAGGACAAAGTCTGCATCGGAATGATTAACGATGGCAAAATCAACGCACAACTTGTCATCGACTTAATCCACATCGCACGCCAACGCCCCGAGCGTTTTGACGCATTCGTCCAAGTCTCGAATTCAGGACTTATCGCCCGCTCTCGCAACATCCTCGTCAAGAATTACCTCGCGCAGACTGACGCGCCTTGGCTTCTGATGATGGACGCAGATGAGCGCCTCACGGTTCCCAACTTCGACAAGCTGATTGACACCGCTCACGACAAGGAGCGTCCAGTTGTCTCAGCTCTTGTCTTCGCCGCATTTTTCAATGACGATGACCATCTTCGTCCGATACCGACCATCTACAACGAAATCGAAGGTCGTGGATTGGTCCCGCTTGACGATTATCCCGAGGATTCAGTCATCAAAATTGACGCATCGGGTACTGGTTGCCTTTTGATTCACCGAAGCGTGTTGCTGAAATTGCAAGAAGAAACGACAGCCCATCAAGGCAAGGATTGGGCATGGTTCGTCGATGGAGCTATCAACGGTCAATGGTTCGGCGAGGATTTACTATTCTCCAAGCGCCTTGCATCGTTAGGAATTCCACTGCACTGCAACACTGGCGCAATCTTGGCCCACAAAAAATATTTTTGGCTCGATAACCGCCACCACTTACCATTTCGCGAACAGGCGCTCAACCCCGAGAAGTAAAGGATTAGATCAGCGTTTCCCCCTGACGTTGATCTAATCCCCCAACAATTAAGGAGAAACCGTGACGACACAGTATCCCAACGGAATTGACACATTCGTCAACCCACAGGCAACGGATACTCTCGATTCGTCTACCGTTCCCCACGCAACGGAGCACGCTAATGCGAATGACTCGATCCATGCGATTGAAACGGAACTCGGAACGAATCCGAAAGGTTCCAAGGCATCGGTTAGAGCACGTCTTGACGCTGTTGACAGCACAATATCTACGATTTCCCTCACGACTGGACCGACTGGTCCAACAGGCCCCACAGGTGCAGCTTCAACAGTCACCGGACCCACAGGACCAACAGGACCCACAGGCGCCGCTTCAACCGTAACTGGACCGACTGGCGCAACTGGCGCGACTGGACCAACAGGCCCGACTGGTGCCACTGGCGCAGCTTCTACAGTGACAGGACCGACCGGAGCCACTGGCCCCGCTGGTGCTGTTGGTGCGACTGGACCCACTGGTCCTGCTGGCGCTAACGGTGCGGCTGGTTCGACTGGCCCAACTGGTCCGACTGGCGCAACTGGTCCGACTGGTCCGATTGGCGATAAGTATCAAACTTCATCGACAACATCGGTCACACTTCCAGTCAGCGGATCACAGACCATCACCATCGCCACAGGCCTTCAATACTCCGTGCAACAGTCCGTCATCGTTGCTAATACGACATCGGCATATTTCATCGGTGACGTTGTCAGCTATAACTCGGCAACTGGCGCACTTGTTCTAACTGTCACTAAGACCGTCGGCACTGGCACATTCACATCATGGACAGTCAACCTCGATGGTGCTGTCGGTGCTATCGGTGCCACTGGCCCAACTGGACCAACGGGCGCAGCTTCAACTGTTACCGGACCAACTGGCCCAGCGGGTGCGATTGGCGCAACAGGACCAACTGGTCCAGCGGGTGCAGCTTCAACTGTCACTGGACCGACGGGTGCGACTGGACCGACGGGTGCGACTGGACCGACGGGTGCGACTGGTGCGGCTTCGACTGTCACTGGCCCGACGGGTCCTACGGGTGCGACGGGTTCAGCTTCAACGGTGACTGGTCCTACGGGACCGACGGGACCAACGGGCGCAGCTTCAACCGTTACTGGACCAACGGGACCAACGGGCGCTGGATATTCTGGCGTCGCTTCTCTCACTTCGATCACGATTGCAACTGGATCTCAGACCTTCACGCTTGCTGGCTCATATCAAGGCGCTTATATCGTCGGCCAGCGAATCCGCGCCATTTATCCAGTATCGCCAACGAATTACATGGAAGGCGTCATCACTTCCATCAACACAACGACCTTGGTTCTCAATGTCGACACCATCGGCGGGTCGGGAACGCTGGCAATTTGGAATTTTGCCGTTGCTGGTCTAATCGGTGCCACTGGACCGACGGGACCAACGGGCGCAGCTTCAACGGTTACTGGTCCAACTGGTGCCACTGGCCCCACTGGTGCCACAGGCGCAGCCTCAACTGTCACCGGACCGACGGGACCCACTGGCCCAACGGGTGCAGTTTCAACTGTCACCGGACCGACGGGACCGACTGGTGCGACTGGAACGGCGGGAGCTACTGGCCCAACAGGACCCACTGGTGCATCGGGAGCAACATTCATCGTCAATTACGTCGACGGTGGAGCATCCGTTCCGAATGTAGACATTATTTACGACGCGAGTGCTAGTGGTAGCACAACGGCGTCTTGGACTTATACAATCGACGCTGGCGCTTCAACGGTCAGCTTCTAAACTAGGAGAAAACACATGACAACACGTCTTCAACAACGCCGCGACACCGCAGCCAACTGGACATCGAACAATCCAACGCTGGCAACTGGTGAAATCGGTTACGAGACAGATACCGCCAAATTCAAGATTGGCAACGGATCAACAGCATGGACTTCCCTAGCGTATGCCTACGGCGCAGCTCCCGCTTTGACCTTTAACGCACAGACAGGCACTAGCTACACACTCCAAGCATCGGACGCTGGCGCTCTTGTGACCTTGTCTAACTCAGGCGCGATTACACTCACCGTCCCGCCATCAGTATTTACCGCGGGTCAAGTTATTGACATTCAACAGATTGCAGCTGGCCAAGTAACTCTCGCCGCTGGCTCTGGCGTCACCATTACCTCAACAGGCGCAACGGCCGCAGCTCCCAAGACTCGCGTTCAGTATTCAGGCGCTTCAATCGTCTGCACCGTTGGCGGCGCAACCCCTAGCTTCACCGTATTCGGAGACATCGCCTAAAATGCCAACACCCATTCTGATCAACGGAATCCTTGCATCAGGTATTTCTGGCCATCTCACTATTTCTGCCGACATTCTTGTTGTTGCGGGTGGTGGTGGCGGTGGTAACTCTGGCGCTGGCGCAGGTGGTGTGCTTGCGTTTTCTTCACAAGTTTTAGCTAATAACACATCAAGCATTGTAACTATTGGAGCCGGTGGTACTCCTTACGCTAGTGGCAGTAATTCACAATTCGCTTCATTAACTGCTTCTATTGGTGGTGGTGTTGGTGGCGCGCCTACTGGCGGTAATGGTGGTTCAGGTGGTGGTTCTAACGGAACTACTGCTGGCGGTTTAGGAACATCTGGCCAAGGTAATAATGGTGGTGGTTCGGGAATTGCTGGCGGTGGCGGTGGCGGTGGCGGAGCTGGATCTGCTGGTAGTCCTTATAGCGGTTCGGGTACTGGTGGTGCTGGCGGTAGCGGCGTAAATACTTACACCAACTGGGGCAGTCTTTCCGCAGCCTTAACCGCAACAGGATTGGGAGTTAGCGGTTATATTGCTGGCGGTGGTGGCGGCGTAGGAAGCACAGGTGGACCGGGTGGTTCAGGCGGTGGCGGTGTAGGCGGAGCTGGATCTGCTACTGCTGGTTCAGGCGTTGCAAATACTGGTTCAGGCGGTGGCGGTTCATCGGGTACTGCTGGTAACGGCGGTTCAGGACTTGTTATTGCTCGCTATGCTGGCGCACAAAAAGCAGTTGGTGGAACTGTATCCTCAGCAGGTGGTTATACCTACCATGCATTTACAGCGACATCTACTCTTTACACTGGCTTAAAAACGGCTAAGGCAACTGGTGGTTTGATTACTACCGACGGTACTTATATATACCACACCTTTACAGGCACGGCTACATTTACTCCATCACAAGCATTGACAGCAGATATTTTGGTTGTAGCAGGTGGTGGTGGAACTAGGGATGCCAACGGTTCAGGTGGTGGTGGAGCTGGTGGTGTTGTTTATAGTCCAGCTCAATCACTTGCCAACGGAACTGCTTACACTTGTACGGTAGGCGCTGGTGGTGCTGGATATGTTGGCGTTTTTTTTACAAGCTCTGGCGGCACTCAAGGAATTAACTCCAATGTTACTGGTGGATCGTTATCACTAACCGCAGCAGTCGGTGGCGGTTATGGTTCAGATGTTTCTGCGGGTGGTTCTGGTGGTTCTGGTGGTGGTGCTAACTCAGGTGGTGGAACTCCATCAAGCAATTCAGGTGGTGCTGGCACATCAGGTCAAGGTTATGCTGGCGGAAGTTCAACTATTCAAGCCGGCCAATATCCGGCTTCACCCGGTGGCGGCGGCGGCGGCGGCGCAGGATTTGCAGGTACAAATTCCCTAAATGGAACTCCAGGAGCCGGTGGAGCTGGAACATCATCCTATTCATCATGGGGTGCGGCTACTGGTTACGGTCAAAATGTTTCTGGTACTTATTATTTTGCTGGTGGCGGCGGTGGCGGTTGGGATTATCGCGCTAGTAGTGGCCCTGCTGCAGGCGGTAACGGTGGTGGCGGTGCAGGTGGTACAAGAACAGGCGCAAGCGGTACTGCAAATACAGGCGGCGGTGGCGGTGGAACTGGTTATGACGGAAGCGTAAGCGGAACTTATAGCTCAGGTTTTGGCGGTTCAGGCATTATCATTATCCGCTACGCAGCATAATCAAACAAGGGGGCAACATGAAATCAGTTAAAGAAACACCAGTCAGCAAGGTCTACACATTCGCGGTGGATATGGTTATCCAGATTTTCGCCGAAGATGAAACTCAGGCTCGAGCTAAACTCGACAAAGAAGGCGGATATATAACTGCCCGCGACATCGAGCTTCTTGATACAACAACCGTTCCAAACTTGAAGGATAAAAAATAGATGGCACACTTCGCTGAAATTGACGCAAACAACATCGTGACTCGCGTTCTTGTCGTGGACGATTTACATCAAGCAGACGGCCAGAATTACCTCGCCAACGAACTTGGCTTGGGTGGCACTTGGATCCAAACTAGCTACAACACCATCGGCGGTGTTCACACCAATGGCGGCACTCCGTTAAACAAGAATTATGCCGGCATCGGCTACACATGGGACGGCACCGGATTCCACGCGCCTCAGCCATTTCCATCATGGAAGCTGAACGCCGACTCGTATCTCTGGGAAGCGCCAACACCAATGCCAACAGACGGCAAGCTCTACCAATGGGTCGAGGCTGACCTTAACTGGCAGCTAATCCCAGACGCACCAACAGCGTAATCGCCATCAGGGGGCATCGTTGAAAATCGCCGTCTATACCATCGCTCTGAACGAAGCCCAATTCGTCGAGCGTTGGTATCAGTCGGCGCGTGAAGCGGACCATCTCTACATCCTCGACACAGGATCGACAGATGACACCGTGAAGATTGCCAAGAAACTCGGCATCCACACAAGCACCATCACCGTCAAGCCGTGGCGATTTGACCACGCACGACAGGCATCACTCGACGCCTTGCCCGATGACATCGACTACGCCATCGCCTTAGACATGGACGAAGTCCTTCAACCGGGCTGGCGCCAAGCCCTCGAATCGGTCCCAGAAGGCACCACACGGCCTCGATATTCCTACACATGGTCATGGTTGCCCGACGGCTCGCCAGACCTCGTCTACGGCGGCGACAAGATTCACGCCCGCCACAAATACCAATGGCGACATCCAGTCCACGAAGTGCTGACGCCACTGGGTGAGGAAAAACAGGAGTGGATTAAGCTCGAGATTCATCACCACCCGGACACGACCAAGTCACGCGGTCAATACTTTCCACTTCTCAAGTTGGCTATCGAAGAAGACCCCGACGATGACCGGAATGCGTTCTATTACGCCCGCGAGTTGTATTTCCACTCTATGAACGATGAAGCCATCAAGGAATTTCGTCGACATCTTGCACTGCCTCGAGCAGTCTGGGAGCCAGAGCGTGCAGCTTCAATGCGCTACTTGGCCAAGCTCGAACCACACAATCGCGAGCGCTGGCTACTTCGGGCGATTGCAGAAGCTCCCGAGCAACGCGAAGCTCGATGCGAATTGGCGGAGTATTACTACACCCAGAAGCTATGGCCTCAATCCTATGCGGCGGCTCTTTCCGCTCTTGCGATTACCGATAAATCGTTGTCCTATCTCTGCGAGTCCGATGCGTGGAGTTGGTTGCCTCATGATCAAGTCGCAATCGCCGCGTACAACATGGGACTTCATCGGGTGGCGTTAGAGCACGGACGACTTGCTGTCCAATTTGCCCCATATAATGAACGACTGGGGGAGAACCTAATTCATTACGAAGGAGCCGCCCAATGAGCGCAAGCAGCATGAAATCCCATGTCGGCAAAGCTCCCAGCATGACCGAACGCCAATCAACTGCGTCGGGAACGGTTCACTTTACTTATAACTCGTCAGGCGTTGGATATAACCAACACGGATTTTCCTATAATTATTCGGCCTATCGCGGCAACATGAATTCTCACGTCTCCAATGCACCTTCTATGAAAGGCAGATAATGGCCGAAACTTTTGACATCGGAAGTCAGGTTCCGCTCGGAGTCACAATTACCGACTCCAACGGTAACAACGCCAACGCCACAACTGTCGTTGCCACGATTACCTTGCCAGATGGCACCACTGTCACTCCTAGCGTTACCAACTCGGCTACCGGACTTTATGACACGGTCTACACGCCATCTCAGACTGGCCGTCACCTCGTTGCATGGTTGGCGACAGGATCTAACGCGTCCTCGTACTACGACGAATTTACTGTCCGCGATTACACCCAGCTCTCCATCATTTCTCTCGATGAAGCCAAGGACCACCTCAACATCGCGCTGACGACCACCAACAGCGACAACGAGCTTCGTCGCATGATTGACGCGGCAACTTCTCTGGCTCAGAGTTACAGCGGCAACATTCTTGGTCGCGTGACTTATACGAACGAAATCTATGACGGAAATGTCGACAATATCCGTCTGCATCATCCTCGCGCTATGTCCATCACTTCGGTCTACGAGAACGGCGTCTTGCTGACTTCGGCTGATTACTCGCTGGAATACACTGGCCAACGTCTTTGGCGCATAACTACTGGTTCGCTCAATGAGCCTAACTATTACGGAATCTGGGCGCCGGGATCTCAGAACATCACCATCAGCTATGTCTCGGGCTTCGTCAATCCTGACCCAGCCGCTAAGCAAGGCGTCCTCGAAATCGTTCGTCACCTCTGGCAGACACAGCGCGGATCCATGAACGTGATTAGCCGCAACCAGAACGGCGATGACTTCTACTCTGGCGCGACTTACTCACTGCCTCGTCGTGCGATGGAATTGCTAGATCCAATCTCGTTGCCGGGTATCCTCTAAATGGCAGCGACAGCATTACCGAATTTCATCAACAACGTGATCACAGCGTTGCAGAATTCCTCAGCCTTAACTGGCGTTCAGATTTATGACGGCCCTACCGTCTCCATCGACTCCTACCCATCCAACTGGATTGCGATTGGGCATGATGGCAACGAGGACGGCGATGTCTCGGTGGGAACCTTCCGCAATAACTGGGAGCTGGTCGGTAATTACAAGCGCTGGGAAGAAGGCGAGCTCAATTGCACGCTGGTTGCCCAATCAGGCGATAACACCAACCTTCCCGCCATTCGGACCACTGCTTATTCCATGCTCTCGGCAGTTGACACCATTATGCGTTCAGACCCTAGCGTCGGCGGTTCGGTGTTGTATTCTGGACTGGAATCACATGAGCCTCGCTATATGCAGACCAACGCTGGTGCGGCTTGTATCATCATTTTCACTATTGCTTACCGTGCGAGAACATAAGGAGAAATCATGGCAAAAATCAAAAACATCTCAGCTCTTGGTGATGTCGTAATCCCAGCGCTCGGATTAACAGTCAAGGCTGGTGCAACCGTGGACGTCTCCGACGAAGCCGCTGCATCACTGCTTGAGCAGACACAGAATTGGACGGCCGCTGATCAGGCAGCTGCTTCGATAACCCCATCAACCCCAGCACCGGACGCTCCGGCTGCCCCAGCTAACAACTAGGAGAAAACATGGCAATCGGCTCCGGTATTGCTTCCCAACTCGGAATCGCAGTTGAGACGACATATAACACCGCCGTCACGGTGGCTCGTTTCTACGAATTCACCTCAGAAGCTATAAACTACAACAAGAAAACAGTCGAGGGCTTAGGTCTTCGCGCTGGTGGCTTGCTTCCACGCTCTCAGCGTCGTGTTGTCACAACATTCGATGCAACTGGCGACATCATGCTCGACCTGCCTACAAACGGCCTCGGTCTGCTCTTGTCTGCCGCAACAGGTTCCATTCCATCACCAACCACACTCACCACTGGCGTCTATTCTTACGCCTTTACTCTTGGCGATGTCTATTCCAAGTCTCTGACCGTTCAAGTTGGCGTTCCAGAATACACAGGCACCGTGGTCCCTAAGACCATGACCGGAACCAAGATCTCCTCATGGGAGTTGTCGGTTGCCGCTGGTGGCTTAGCTACAGGCAAGTTCACTGTTGACTCAGCTGGATTCACCACAACACAATCCTTGGCGACTGCTTCATACTCAGCCAACGGTTCAATCTTCCACTTCGCCGAGGGCGCTCTGACCGTTGACGGCACTTCTGTCGCTAACGTGAAGGACTTCACTCTGACCGTGGATAACGTCCTCAAGGTCGACCGTTACAACCTTGGCAATTCAGGCGCTAAGGCAGAACAGGTCATCAACGGATTCCGCAAGATCACCGGAAAGCTCACCGCTGAATTCACCGACTTGACCTTGTTCAACAAGTACCTCAACGATTCTGTCACCGCTCTCAACTTGACCTTCACTGGCGCCACAATCGCTGGAAGCTACAAGCAGAGCCTCAGCATCACCGTGTCAGCCGTCAAGTTCGATGCTGATACACCTAAGGTTCCCGGTCCCAATGTTGTTGACTTGGCGATGACTTTCACCGCTTACGACAACGGCACAGACGCACCTCTTACCATCACCTACCAGACAAGCGATTCCGCTCTCTAATATGGCCGATGACGATTTCACGGTCGATGTAGCCGAATTTAAGGCCTTCTACAAGGCTCTTGGCAACATCGACCCTGAAATCAAAAAACAGCTTCGCAAGCGTCTCATGGATGCAGCCAAGCCAATCGTTGAAGAAGTCAAACAGGCTGAAATCAACATCCCCGCAAGTCGGGAAGCACAAACAGGTCGCAAAAAGCGTGGGGAAACGATGGGGCTTCGAGCAGCTCTCGCAAACGCGACCAAGGCAGATCTCAAGGGAACAGGTCGTGGAGCAGCGGTTCACATCCGAGTCTCTACGACCAAGTTCATGTCTGCCAGCGGACGGCCTCGGACCATTCCTTACTACATGGAAGGCCGTCGCAAACGCCCATGGCGCCACCCAGTATTCGGCAATCGTGAGGTATGGGTCGCACAAAAACCACACCCATTTCTCGCGCCGACCGTTAGCAAGCACCGTGAAGACTTCCAAAAGCAGGTAACATCTGCCGTGCTAGATGCACTCAGCGAAGTCACGAACATGAAATAAGGGGAAATCATGCCAATCATCATCAAAGGCGAATCGTACAATTTGCCAACAGAGAACGACACTCCCGGCCCAACTGGTCGGGAAATTATTGCTATTGAGGACGCTTTCGGGCTCGACGGATTGACGCTTCTGGGCGTTCTCTCCGACGACAAGCTCCACAGTAATCCTGCCTATTCCAAGCTCAAAGCTCTTTATGCTCTGGCATGGATTTGCATGACGCGTGGGGGCAAAATCGTCAGCATCGACGATGTCCTGAACAATTACGCCATCAACGACATCTCTGTCGAGGGTGACTCTGATCCAAAAAAATCGCCAACCGCCGAAAACTAATTCGAGGCGGGACCCGGCAACATATTAGAAAGCACCTTGCGCTTCTCTGTCACTTTTATCCCGGCATTACTCCATTGAATGTCTGGGACATAGAGCTTGAGATTCTCAATAGTCTTATTGCAGCAGCACAGTCCAACGATTAGGAGATAACATGGCGAACGATACCTCGTTAACGTACTCGCTCTATGGCCGCGACGTTTCAGCATCGAAGGCGCTCCAAAATGTCGGCAAAGCTGCGGATGAAACAGGGGGCCATTTTTCTAAAATTAAGGACATCGCCGCTGGCGTATTCTCTGCCAACTTAATGCAGAATGCCGCATCGGATGTCCTCAGCTTCGCCAAGTCTTCCATCAACGCATTTCAAGATGTCGGAACCGAAGTCAAGAATCTCCAACGTTACACAGGCGGTTCTGCCGAGGATATGTCCAAACTGCGTTTCGCGGCGGAAGAAGCTGGCGTCTCATCCGATACCTTGGCAACAGCTCTGGGCAAGATGGCGAAAGCCGCTGCCACAACCGCTGGCGAGAAGAAATTCGAGGCCATTGGTGTCAGCGTCAAGGACGTTAACGGTAATTTCAAGTCAGCGAGCGCCATCTTCTCCGAAGTTGCGGGCAAGATTGCGGCGATGCCAAACGGTATTGCCAAGACCAACGACATCCTGCAAATCTTCGGCAAGTCAGGAATGCAACTCGCTCCGCTCTTGAATCAAGGATCAGCGGGAATCGCCAAGTTTTCGGCAGAAGCTCAGAAGATGGGCTTGGTCCTTAGCCAAGACAACCTCGACGCCGTACAGAAGAACATCATGGCTCAGCGTGAATTCCACGCCTCAGTTCAAGGCCTTCAAGTTCAGCTCGGTCAATATCTTTATCCTGCCATCACCGCCATCACCAAGGGATTCTCCGAAGTTGTGCCGGTACTCATGGAAGTTCTCAAGCCAGCATTCAAGTTGCTTGGCGAAGCCATCAGCCCAGTCATCGGATTTATCAGCGACTTGGTCAAATACATCACCGACCTCGGTGACCATTTTGAGTCCACCGGCGGCAAGGCATCAGCGTTCGGATCCATTGGCAAATCCATTGGCACGGTCTTCAACGATGTCAAAACCTTATTCCAGTTACTTCTGCCAGTTCTCAAAGATGTCTTCGCCTTCGTCATGAATTATCTGGCGCCAGTGTTCGCCGTAGTCCTCGAAGGCGCATTCAAGGCTGTAGCAATCGCCGCAAACGTGGTCGTGGATGTCATCAAGGGCATCATCTATCTGGTCAAGGCTGAAATCAACGGAGTCATTGACGTCATCAACTTCGCCATTGACGCCATGGACAAGATTCACATCAAGTTGCCGAAATTCCTCGGTGGTTTCGAGTTCGGCATAGACATCCCCAAGATTCCGAAGCTGGCCGATGGTGCAATCGTCAACTCTCCCACGATTGCCATGATTGGCGAAGCTGGTCCCGAGGCTGTCGTTCCGCTCTCTAAGGCTGGCGCTGGCATTGGTCAGGGAATAAATGTCACGATTAACGTCCAAGGCTCAGTCATCGCTCAGAAGGACTTGGTCGCTCAAGTTCGCAACGAAATGGCTCAACTTCTGCGCCGTAAGGGTGCGCCCATCGCTGCGCTAGGATTGTAGGCATGGCAGCATTCGACGGCACAAACGCACCGGCGCTCGCCATCCAGTTTTACATTAACGGATCATGGGTGACGGTTAACTCCAACGATATGCGCCAGCTCCAAATCAAGCGCGGTCGCTCTCGTGCGGATCAGAAGAATGACCCGGGCTCTGCCACGGTTATCCTCGACAACCTCACTGGCTATTATGACCCCGAATACACTGGCTCAGGCTCTCCCTATGTCATATCGGGCGTCAATCAGCTTCAGGCGGGCTTGCAGATGCAAATTGTAGCTACATGGTCATCAACAAATTACACGCTGTTCGTGGGCTATTTAGAGACGAATACGGTGGACCAAGGATTCTCGCCAACGGCCACGATGGTCTTCACAGACGGAATTGCACTCTTGTCCAAGATGTATGCCGCCGCCCAATCGCCAGCCGCGTACAGTGGCGAAACCACCAGCACTCGTGTCGGGCGGATGCTGACTTATGCCAACTGGACTGGCTCAACCAATCTCTCTGGATCCGTACAAATGCAAGCCACGACTCAGTCGGGAACCTTGCAATCCATCATCGAGCAGTGCGTGGCGTGCGAGGCTGGTCGCTTCTATATTAGCCGCGACGGTGTAGCTACATTTTTGCCATTGTCCGACAAGTTCAGCCGTCCGACTCGGCTTCTGCTCTCGGATTCTCGCGCCACCAATACTGTCGAATATGACACACTCGAAACGACGCCGGGAACCTACCAAGTCATCAACGAAGCCATCATTCAGCGAGACGGTGCAACACAACGCCGATTCCGCCATCTTCCATCCACCACCGCATTCGGCCTCAAGACGGTCACCATCAACGCACCGATTCTTAACGACAGCGATGCTGATAACTTGGCAAAGTATCTGGCGTACAAGGACCACAATCCTCAGCCGCTTGTTCAGTCAGTCCAGTTCGAGGCGTTGGCTCTTGGCACTCTGTATCCTGACTTTCTTTCACTGGAAATCGGCGACCAAATCACCGTTGAGCGCACCACCGTTGACGGTCGCACACTCGAGCTCTACACCGTTGTCGAAGGTTATGATCACGACATCAGCCCAACAAGCTGGCGCACGAATCTCATGACCTCACCGATGAATCCATATTCGATTACAATCTAAGGGGTAAGGAATGCCACTAGCACCGCAAATTACCAACACGCCAATTCCAGATTCCACTTGGTACGTTTCGACAGATTTCCAGACTGACGCTGGCGGAATCGCTACGGTTCAGACCACGACCACATTCTTCGCTTCATCCGCACCTAACGCCACCGCTATTGGTGACATCTGGTTCGATACAAGCAACGGAAACAAGCAATATCGTTGGGATGGCTCTAGCTGGGTCGTAGTTCAAGACACGTCAATCGCTACAGCCAACTCAAATGCTTCAACAGCTCTTTCAACTGCTACAGCCGCACAAGCATCAGCCAACGGCAAGAATAAAATCACTTATTCGTCTTCTAGTCCTTCTGGCTCTGGCACAAATACCGGAGACATCTGGTGGCAATACTCTGGCGGCAATATCATCGGTCAGTGGGCATGGAATGGCTCATCATGGGTGTCCTCGCCTATCACCAACGCCGTCATCGCTAACCTAGACGCTGGCAAGATTACGACTGGAACCCTTAGCTCAATCACCATTTATTCTGGATCATCGGGCCAATTCCAAGTCAGCTCTAGTGGCTCCATGACTGCAACCTCGGGAACCATTGGCGGCTGGACAATTAGCAGCACACACATTTCCGACTCTGGTGGAAGTAGCACAATCCTCTCGCCAGCTACCAGCTCGACTTCATATTGCCTGACATCATCGGCGGCCGTTTCCGCTTCGGCTGGAATCTTCGGCAACGCCGTGCCATCGGGTGCGACTTATTCGCTCCAAACTGGTGGAAGCGCTGGAATTACTGGAGATCTTCACGCCTTGGGCTATATCTACAATCCCGGACGAGCAACAACTTCATCAGCCGCTAATGTTTTCATGAACAGCAGCACTGGGCTGATA